CTGTACTAGCGGGTGTAATTACGCATGACAAGTTGCCACACCCTGAAAACATGGTTTTTGAGGAAACAAAATAATCTACCTTTACGTAAACGGCACGACGACTTGGGTGGACTGGCAAGACGCTATCAAATCGAGGATTCCCAAATGATTTATCTAAATACTTTTGACGCGGGACACGTTTAAAATGAATCAAGAAGTTGTTACAAAAATAGCCTCAACTGCCACATATTCGGGCAGTATTGCTGCGGTTTACTTCGGCTTGACTGCGAATGAGATCGCTGCTTTTGGCGGCTTGACTGTGGCAATTATTGGCCTCGTGGTGACCTGGTATTACAAACACCAATCCTTGAAAATTTTGAGGAAATCAATCTAAGGCTCAAATGATTGATCCCTTCACCGCCCTAGCGGCAGTCTCCACCGCAGTCAAGCTGGTCAAGAAGACCATTGCTGTTGTACAAGACGTCGAGAGCTTGGGGCCGGCGCTGGGTAAATACTTCTCAGCAAAGGCCGACGCCATTGCGGTGGTTAAAAAGGGCGGCTTCTCAGGCTCTGCCAAAGGTCAAGCCATTGAGCTTGAGATGGCTATCGAGGCGCAGCGTGAGTTTGAGGAGCAGCTTAAGGGCTTGTTCTTCTCGTCCAACAAAATGGACATCTGGATGAAGATCAAGGCCCGCGCTACCGAGATGGAAGCCGAAGCCGCCCGAGCCGTCGCCGCTAGTAAACGCGCTGCTGCCAAGAAGAAACAGGCTGACAAGGAAGCCGTTGAGTTGGCTTTGGTCATCTTCGTCACGGTCTTGATCTTTGCGCTGGTGTCGTGGGTCAGCTATGAAGCCATTCTATTGCATGAAGTTTGGCTGTGGCTAAAGATGGCTGGAAAGAAACACGCGAAGGGTTTGACAAGTGGATCAAGTTCACCTGCAAGGTTGCCATTGCGTGGATATGCATGAACATCGTCGCGGTGCTACCTGACGCACTGGCGGACAAGATTGTGAACAAGCTGCTTGGGATGTTTGGACTGTAAAGGAGTGACTATGGACTGGCTCAAACAAATTGCACCGACGATTGCAACCGCGCTGGGTGGCCCGCTGGCTGGCATGGCTGTGTCTGCCATCTCCAAGGCTATCGGCGTTGACCCCAGCGAGGTGGGCGACCTGATCTCAAGCAACAAGCTCTCGGCGGAACAGATCGCTCAAGTCAAGATCGCTGAGATAGAGCTCCAGAAGCAGGCCAACGACCTCGGCCTGAACTTTGCCAAGCTGGAGGTTGACGACAGGAAGTCTGCGCGGGACATGCAAGCTGCAACCCGATCCCTGATGCCGCCCGTGCTGGCCGGTGCCGTGACCATAGGCTTCTTCAGCATCATGGTGATGATGTTCTTTAACCAGATCGACAGCAGCAACCCGGCTATTCTGATGATGCTTGGCTCGCTGGGAACTGCATGGACAGGCATTATTGCCTACTACTTCGGCTCCTCGGCAGGCTCACAGGCCAAGACCGAGATGATCTCCAAAGCTCCTGCAATCAGATAAGGTAAAAAATGAGTGGATCAATCGCACTGGCGCTGGCTAAGCTGAAGATCGACATCAAGTGGCTGGAGCCGCTGGAGGAAACCTTTCACCGCTACGAGATCAACACGCCTGCCAGACAGGCTGCGTTCATTGGTCAATGTGCCCACGAGTCGGCCAACTTCACCAAGCTCGAAGAAAACATGAACTACAGCGCTGAAGGCCTGATGAAGACGTGGCCTAGCCGGTTCCCGACGCTAGAGTCCGCTCAGCCCTATCACCGCAACCCAGAGAAGATCGCCAACAAGGTGTACTCGGGCCGCATGGGCAACGGCAACGAGGAATCCGGCGAGGGGCATCTGTACCACGGACGTGGAATTCTCCAATTAACTGGCAAAGACAATTACACTCTAGCTGGGGATGCGCTGCTGCAAGACTTTATCCACTCCCCCGACCTGATACTGGCCCCGCGCTGGTCTGCACTGACGGCGGGCTGGTACTGGAACAAGCGCCAGCTCAACAAGGAAGCCGACGCCAAGGACTACCTAACGATGACCAAGAAGATTAATGGCGGTATGATTGGACTTGACGATCGGGTGGCGCATATCCAGCACGCTCAGGAAGTCCTCGCCGCGTAAGGAGCCCCCGTGCCGCTACAAAAGATACTGTTCAAGCCCGGAGTCAACCGAGAAAACACGCGCTACACGTCCGAAGGCGGTTGGTACGAGGGCGACAAGATCCGGTTTCGCCAAGGCACGCCTGAAGTTATCGGGGGCTGGGAGCGTATTTCCGGCTTTACTTTCTTGGGCGTGTGCCGTTCGCTGTGGAACTGGATAGCGCTGGGCGGTCTTAACTTGTTGGGCGTGGGCACCAACTTGAAGTTTTACATTGAGCGCGGCGGCGCATACAACGACATCACCCCTTTGCGCGTTACCCGCACGCTAGGATCAAATCCCTTTGCGATAACGGCTTCTCCGGTAGCCACAGTAACGGACACAGCGCATGGCTGCGTTACGGGCGATTTTGTTACCTACAGTGGGGCCGTTGACATAGGCGGGGTTGGTACGAACGTCACAGCAGCGGTGCTCAATCAAGAGTTCCAAGTCACAGTTTCAAACTCCAACACCTACACAATAACGCTCTCCGTTACGCCCAATGCAACGGCAATAGCAGGCTCTCCGGGCGGCGGCGCATCCGTAGTGGCGGCGTACCAGATCAATGTTGGCCCTGCCGAGGTTGTGCCGCTTGTGGGCTGGGGTGGCGGCGCTTGAATCTGTCCTCCACCACGAAGGTGGTTTTGTCAATCACCCAAAAGATCCCGGCGGGATAACCAATCTCGGAGTTACAAAACGTGTCTGGGAAAACTGGATTGGCCGCGAAGTTGATGAGGCCGAAATGCGGGCGCTTACGCCGGAGCTGATCGGGCCAATGTACAAGCAACTTTACTGGGACAAGATTAAAGGCGACGACCTGCCCGCAGGGCTTGATTACGTGGTCTTTGACGGTGCGGTTAACTCCGGCCCAAGCCGTTCAGCAAAGTGGCTGCAAAGCGCCGCTGGCGCTGTGCCCGATGGTATAGTCGGCCCTGCTACACTGCGAGCCGTTCAGGGCCACCGGGTTGCTGACCTCATCACAACGTACCAGGCCAAGAGGCTAGAGTTCTTAGAGAACTTGGCCACCTGGGACACCTTCGGCCGAGGCTGGGGCCGCCGAGTCGCCGAAGTCAGCGCACTATCCAAACAACTAACGGCATGAAAGCCGGGCACACCCGAGGCCTTGATTACTAAAACTCGGGCGGCTTCAAGGTTATAATTCACAAACCCGGCGCACGCTGCATCAGCGGCTCATCCACCACGGAGAGCACATGAGCTACACGATGACCTACACAAGCCTGCTCGAGGACGTTCGCCGTTACCTCGAACGAGGCTTTACTGCCGAGAGCGATCAGATCGTATACGAGCAGATGCCCCGGCTGATCACGCTGGGCGAGCGCCGCATCTCTCGCGAGCTGAAGATTCAGGGATTCATACGCGCCGTTCAGGCCCCACTGCAAATTGACGTCGCAACATACCGCAAGCCCGACCGCTGGCGCGACACGATCAGCATGACGGTCAACGGGAAGCCTATCTTTGCGCGCGCTTATGAGTACTGCCGCAGCTACTGGCCCAACGAGGCCGAAACAGCGGCCCCTGAGTTTTATGCCGACTACGATTACAACCACTGGCTGATCACGCCCACGCCGATTGCCGCAAGCACGCTTGAGATTTTGTACTACGAGCAGCCGCGCTTTTTGGGCGACGACTTCCAGACCAACTGGATCACCGAGTACGCCCCCGACCTGCTGACCTACGCCACGCTGCTGGAGGCCTCGCCGTTTCTTAAAAAAGACGAGCGCATCCAGACCTGGCAGGCTATGTACGACCGCGCCGCGCAGGCGCTCAACGGTGAAGACCTCAAGAAAATCATGGACCGCAGCGCCCAAAGGACTGAGGCGTAAAGCGCCAGACGGAGCAACAAAATGACAACGTACACGGACACTTTTGGGGGCGCTAATATCTACCCAAGCGAGGTGGATTACAGCAGTTTGGCCCTGGTTACGAGCGTTGTGCTTAGCTGGCCGGATGAGACCTCGACCAGTGAGAACCTGGCCACGAAAATCATAGACGTCGCCCCGGCGTCTGCGGGCCTTGCGATCACACTGCCGCCGGCGAACAAAGCCGGTACTGGACAGACGATCCTGTTTAACAACAAGGGCGCGGAAACTTTCACCGTGCTCAACGCTTCGGCCGTGCAGGTGGTAACCGTAGCCCCCGGAACGCTCTGGCAGATTTACCTGACAGACAACAGCACGGCGGGCGGCGTTTGGGTGGCACTCCAGTACGGCGCGGCCACCTCTCAGGTCAACGCCTCATCGCTGGCCGGCGATGGCATCGTGGCCACGGGTACTCTGCTTTCGCAGTCGGTGCCCGTCACGCAGTTCAACAGCAACTACACGGCCGGGGCACAGGATCGAGCCCGGATGTTTGTCTGGACTGGCGCGGGGGGTACGCTCACCCTGCCCGCGCCGACCACCGTGGGTGGCAACTGGTTCACCTACCTGCGTAACTCGGGTTC